CAATTGACGATATTCCTACACTCCTTTGGGAGAAGGTTCCATTGTCTTTTGTTAGCGATTGGTTTCTTGATACAGGAATTTGGTTAAAGGCTTGGAAAGCTAAGCCCCAGGTAACTGTGTTGAGAGCACTGACATCGATTAAACAATCGTGTCGGTGTGTGAGATTCGAGTATACGGGTCTTGGTGGAAAAGTTATTCCCCAATTCACCCAGTCTGAGTTACCCTTGGTAGGGTACGACTATCTCGAACGTGTAGCAGCCCCAACACGGTCGGCGTTGCCGACTGTGAATCCGCACGTTTTAAACGTGTTCAAACAAGCGGATTCTGCGTCGTTGCTATGGCAGCGTGTAGCGAATCTACTTAAACCCTTAATTTCTACACGGAGGTAAGCTATGCCTATTAATGGTATGGTTCTCAAGAAGACCGGCGTTAACGCCGTCTCAGGAGGTACAGATGTCACTTATGTCGTTGATGGCCAAGAAATTGCAAATGGCGTTCGTGTCGTTGATTCAAGTGTCACCGATTTTAGGACGCGTGGTTCGTTTACTTTTAAGAACCGCGTACCTACCTACAATTCCACCACACAATCGTGGTCGAAGGAAAAGAGATCGGTAACATTTACTCAACCCAAAATTCTTGAGTCTGGTGAAGTTAAATTTAACCTCATTCGCATTGAGCGAGAGATTGACCCAGAAACAACGGTCGCAGAAGCAAACGAACTCCTAATCCAGGGTGGCCAAGCCACCTTTGATACGGATCTCGCGAACTTCTGGGCCTACGGGTCACTGCTTTAGCAGGAATTAACGCACCAAACAACACAACATAGAGGTATCATCATGTTGCAAACTCAAGAAGGGTGGTCAACGGACTACGCTATGAGCCAAATCTGGCTTAAACTTCACTGTGACCTTGCTGATCGGTTAGAGATTAACTTGTACGAGGACCGGTTTAAGGCCCTCCAAGAGGGGAGATTTAGTGATTTTCGAAGTTCAGGGAAGAGTTATATCTCCACGTTCGGTACTGCCTACGCTGTCAAAAGCCGCCTGCAGCTGAACCACTTTCTCGACAGATACATTTTTGAAACTGATCTTCTTACCCCAGAGCAACGCAAAGATGTAACATTTAATGCAATGCTTAAGGATCAAGAGAGGATTAGTACGCACAAGGTCTCCAGTCTTTGTACTTTTAAAGTTTTGCAAGAAGCTCGCAAAATCATAAAGGGTATATTAGGCTGTTATGATCTTGAGGAGCACTATCAAGAATGTAGATTCGGTCGGCGAGCATCTGTAGGGAGCCCTTACTCCAAAGCTTATTTAGATCTTAAGCTTGTGGAGGGCCCCTTGACGGGCTCGCTAGCACAAATCGAATGGTTTGTAGAGTATTGTAAAACAGATTTAACTCTACTTTCTGTGTTAAACGAACGTGACTTTAACAAAAGACAGTTCGTGATTTGTGAAAGGTTGACGCAGTCCTTCGCGCCAAAGAAGTTTGATAAGGATAGAGGGATTTTACCCAATACTTTAATTGGGACCTTCTATACTTACGGGTTAGGTGCTATTCTTGCCAATCGGCTTCGTGCCGCAGGCTTGAATATCAAGAAGCTTCAACCAGCGCATCAGCGCTTGGCTCGGCTTAGCTCGAAGACACGCGTAAATACTACCGCGGATCTTAAGGCTGCATCTGATTCCATAACCTGGGCTTTAGTAGCCAAGTTATTTCCTCGGAAATGGCTGAAGGTACTGGAGTTTGGAAGTATCAGACAGATAGTATATGGCAAATGCCAATTTCTGTCTAGTACTTTCGCAGGTATGGGAAATGGTTTTACATTCCCGCTTCAAACTTTGGTTTTCTATGGGCTCCTCAAGGCCATAGAAAAGCTGCTCTATAATGGGCCAGCACCGAAAGGTGCTGTGTCTGTATACGGAGATGACTTGATTTATCCGTCATCTATGCATACAGTTGTGACTCATGTCTTTGAAAACGTTGGATTTCTCTTCAACGCAGATAAGACGTTTGTTACTACCCATTTTAGGGAGTCTTGCGGTGGTGATTTCTACCGCGGGATTGATGTTAGACCTGTTAGACCCGAAGGTCTAGGATCCAGACTTAGCACTAAAAGATTTACGATGTTCCTCTATAAGTTGAGGAATGGTTTGTCAAGAAAATGGACACGTCATGAATTACCTGTGACGTTCTCATTTATTGACCGTTTGATTACGAAAGTAATCGGGCAGCCACACGTCGTACCTCTGTCGTACCCTGACACAGCAGGCATTAAGATTTCCGGCCCTTCAGATCGCGATATTTGCAATAACCTTGATTGGTTCATTCACTATCGCAAGCCAAAATACAACACAAAGAAACAGTGTTGGACTTTTTGGTATCTAAGGGAGGACAATCTAAGCCGTAAAGTGGTCTCTTGTAATCCTTATTATTGGGTTACAATGCAGACAAAGGGTGAGGTCATCCGAAAGGATGTTTGGTCCAAAATAACTGATACCCTAGTTCTCAACTGGGTATGGGAAATATTTTGGACAGATGACGCGGGTCGAGACAAGTCCTTCTTCTCTACTAGAAAAATGACACGTTCTAGATTGAGAGGAAGAGAACAAAGACTTGTTCCGGTAACTCCGGACAGGCTTCATGCTAAGT